GTCTCGGTGAAGTTGAGGGCGTCCAAGGTAACGATCGGGATGCCCCGGAACGAGTTGATCTGGCGCCCGTGCCAGTCGACCGGCGTGAAGTACATGTTGCCCTTGCCGACGACGCCCTTGTCGAGCAGCGTCAGGATCGAGCGGGGCATGTAGCACACCGTCCTGCCGGAGTTGAGGTCATGGATGCGGTTGTAGGCGTCGACCATGTCGTACACGATGTCGTCGAGGGTGTCCCCGGCGGCTCCACCCGGCAGGTCGGCGGTGTCGGCGTCGACGTTCGCGATGCGAACGTGGTAGCGCCAGTCCTTGATGCACAGACCGCAGTCCCACTTGTAGTGGGTCCGCCACGCGAGGAACTTCTTGTTGCTCGTGCCGTCGGAGTCTTCCTCGTACTCCTCGCCGAGATCCTTGACCGAGATCCCCGCCTGACTGCCCTTCGGGTAGATGAGGTACGCCGTGTCCGGTCCCCAGGTGATGAACCAGATCGAGCGGTACTCGTTGTTGTCGTCGGTCGTGTTCGACAGGATGATGTTGTCACCGTTGCCGCCGGTCGACAGGTCGAACCTCGGGGTGAACCCGTGGATCTGCTCGGGGTTCGCGTCGACCGACGAGTAGATCAGCGCGTCGGCCATCTCGTTATTGAGCGCCTGGAGGAACGCCTGATCCTCCGAGGCCCGGAACGCGGCCTCGTTGCCGTTCAGTTTGGCGAGCGCAACGTCGACGACCGATCGGCCCTCGAGCATCCCGCACGTTTCGTCGACCTGGATGGTCGTCGACTTGCTCGGCGTGATGCCCTCGTTGTACCGGCGCCAGGACACGGCGGGCAGGCCATCGCGGATGGTCAGGCGGTGGCCGGTGGGCAGGTTGCCCTCCATCGCCGTCGCATCCATCAGGATGGGGTTGCGTTCGGTCAGAGCTTCGACGATGTCGGCGATCTGGCCGTTGGGGTCCGTTCGCTTGATCTGATCGAGCAGCGTCGGGTTCCCGGTTTGATTTATGGTAGCCATCTCTCGATGTCTCCTTGTGGGTTACGACTCCTTGAACATGCTGGGGTATCGCTTCCTCAGCTTGTCGCTCTCGGAGCCTCGCTTACCGGGCGGCGCGGGAGGAGTGTTGTCCTCGCCCATCGCCCGCATGGTTTTGTCGATCGCCTCGATCAGGTCCGGCTGGCTCCCGATGTCGAAGCGGTCGAGTAGTTCCGCCAGCTTGGGCGTGCCGAACTCGGCGACCCAACGGTTCGCTCGAGCGAGGACCGGCTCGAGCTTGTCGCCGAACCGCTCCTTCGTTTCGGCTCGCCAGCCGTCGGTGGTTTCCTTCCACGCATCGAGTGTCAACTCGTGCGCTCGGGGCATGAGCGCTGCCACCTTCTGCGCCTGCTCGTTCGTCAGCCCGATCTCGCGAAACACGGTTTCGGCCTCGGTGAGCAGGGTCGCATCGACGGGCGCATCTTCCGACAGCCCCAGGTCGTACTTCTCCGGCGGACCCTCGGGATCTTTTTTGCCTTCCGGCTCTCCCGGTTCATCGCTCGGTTCATCGCCGTCTTTCGGTTTGGGGTCGTCGCCGTCCTTCGGCTCGTCCCCAGGCGCAGGGTCGTCGTCGCCACCCTTCGGGTCGTCTGCCGGAGGATCGCCCTTCGGCGGATCGTCGGCGGGTGGTGCGGCCTGCGGTGCCGGGTCTACCGGCGGTGTTTCGGTTATCAAACTCATTCGTCCATCTCCTCTGTTTGCATGGCCTCGGCCTGCATCAGTAGCCACTCGTCAGGGCAAGCGGCCCGCAACTCTTGATTGATGTCGACAGCGAACTGCATCATCCCGCTGTCGAACGCGGAGGCGTAGGCGTCGGCACGCCCCGCGTCGTCGAAGCAGACGCCGTCCTTCTCGAGGTGTTGGTGGATCAGCCCCGCGAACACGCGGCGTCCTCGAGGGTCCGACATGATCCAGCGGATGTCCTTCTCGCGGTTGTGCTGGCCCGCGTCCTCGAGTAGACGCATCCGGTTGACCTCGGACTCGGAGTCGGCCCGCTGTCGCTTGCGCTTCCTTGAGCGTGCGCCGGGCATCTACTGCCCCAGTCCACCGAGCATCGCGCCGAGGGCGTTCTGGTCGGTCATCTGCGCGTTGCCCAGACCGGCAGCGGCCTGGCCGATGTTCTTCATCGACTCGGCTGCGGCCATCGCCTGTTGCTCTTGCTCGCGCTGCTTGCGTCGGGCGGTGACTTCCTCGATCGAGCGGAGCAGATCCGGCTCGGTGCCGAGCAGCTTGGCGTAGTGCCGCATCACCGCGTCGGCGTCGAGCGTCTCGAGCGCTTCGGGCATCCCGCCCTCGGACATGCGGATGCCCATCTCCACCTGCCGTTCGACGGCCACGGTGCCCACGAGCTTCTGCGCCTGCGCCAGGATGCTGATCAGTTCCACGCCGTAGTCGACACCGACGATGTCTTCGGGCGGCGGCGGTAGCATCCCGCGACGCTCCATGATGCCGAACGTGCGCTGCACCAGCGGCTCGAGCAGTTCGTCGTGGAGGTTCTCGAGGACCGGCCCCAACTGGAGCATCTTCTCCTCGTGCAACTCGTCGATCTCGCGGGCCGTCTTCTCGACGGTGGGCCGCATCGTCATCAGCATGAACAGGTCGACGAAGTAGGTCGACTCGATCCGGCGCTCGTAGCGCGTCAACTCTTCGCCGAGGTACACGATCTTCGGATCGACGATGTGCGCGGGCTCGAACTTCTGGTTGCCGTCGGTGCGCCGGTAGTAGTTGATGTCGCCGGTCAGGATCGACCCACGGCGCCGACGCATCGATGCGGGGGCGTTCATGGGCGGGTTGACCACCTTATCGAGCGCCTGCGCCCGGCGCTTCTCGAGGTGCTGCAGCCCCTTGATGTCGGGCAGCGCGTCCATGCCGGGGCACTCGCCGTACACGTCCTCGCCGACCACCGACCAGCGCGGACACATCGCCGGGAACTCCTGGTAGCCGGACAGGCCGAGGAGGCCGTCGTCGCCCTTGTGGTTGTCCTGGTACTCGTACCACACCGACCGGTACGGCATCCCGGCCCAGTCCCTGCGCTCGGCGATGCGGTCGTCGTTCGGCTCGACGACGTGGATCACTTCGATCCAGGCGTCGGGCGTCGACTTGTAGAGGTTCGCCGTGGTCGGGCTGACGTTCTCGATGCCGAAGTGTTCGACCAGTTGCTCGGCGGTGCGCGTCGTCTCCTTGTAGCGGGCGTGGACTCGGCCACTGTGATCCTGCGCCAGACAGTAGCTGCCGATCGGGTCGACGCTCGTGCGGATCACGTCGTCCTCGTCCTCCTCGAGCATCATGCACGCGGTGCCGTAGTCGCCCATGTCGCTGTAGACCATCGGCAGGCTCGAGTACAGGTTGCTCCTCGAGAACACCTGCTGCATCCGCTCCTCGACATCGGCGAGCCACGATCGCACGTCCTGGCGCTCCATCAGATACTGGTCGGACAGCGTGAGCCGGAACCAGGGCCGCGCCGGAGAGGTCACGCCCGCCATCATGCCGGACGACAGCACCCTCGAGGACCGGGTCGCCGTGTTGTTGAGGATGCGCTGGTTGCGCTGCGTGCCGCTCCGGTAGCGGTCGCTCGGGTTCCATCGGAACCGGCGGGGCCGGATGTTCTCGGACAGTTCGCGCCAGTGATCGCGCCACGTCGACCGCTCGAACCGCAGGTAGTTGTAGCGGTTCTCGAGCTTCGCCCTGATCGCTTTCGGATCAGTCGTGACGGGATACCAGTTGCGGCTTGCAGTTTGCGGCATCAGTCCCTCACATCGCCTGCGGCACGAGCGCCGGTGCGGACATGGCGGCGGTCTTCTTCACGCCGTACTGCGAGGTCATCAGGCTCCTGCGCTGGCCGTACTTCGACCGGCGCCGGGCACGTTCGCGATCGCGGACGGCGAGCAGCGACGGGTCCAACATGGACGCCGGGGGCGGCGGTGCAGGTAGCGGCGGGGGTGGCTTCGGTGCGCCCATCTCAGTCCTCCATCAGTACGGTTGGTACTCGTGGGTGGCCTGGTGCTGCGCGGTCGGTGTCGTACCGTGCCGCACCTCGTCGATCGGGATCTCGACCCGCTCGGCGAACGTGAGAGCGTAGGCGTCGCCCAGGTCCGGCGACGGCAGGCCGCGCTTGCGGAGGTCGTCCTTGCTCTCGAGTTGGATCTTGCCGTGCCGGTTCTTCAGGTTGTACGTGAGGGCGCAGAGGTCGGCGACCAGTTCGCTGTCCTGCGGGAGGGCGCCGCCCTTGACCCAGTCGGCCAGGTTCCACCACATCTCGGCACGCTTGTTCTCGAACCGCTCCTCGGTTGCCTTCTCGCCGAAGTTGACGCCGATCGCCGGGTAGCCGAGATCCTCGAGCCGGTCGCAGACGCCGGGGGCGTACCCAATGTCGACGAAGATCGCCTGCGGCTTGAACCGCTCGGCGACCTGCGCCACCCTCGAGGCCAGCACCATCGGCTTGATGGCGCCCCGGATGATGTGGTGACCAAGGGACACGATGCCCTGGCGCTTCGCGATCACCGACCGGTCGTTGCCGTAGCACGCCACGTCGACGCCCATCACCCGAGGGGCGAAGTCGTACTCGGCTCGCTGGTAGCGCCGGTCCATCGCGGCCTGCACGTCGGTCACGCTGATCAGCGCGTTCTCGACGGCGGCGTGGAAGTCGCAGAGGAACTCCTGCTCGAACTGCGCCGGTGTCATCCCGGCTCGAGCTTTCTCGATCTCTATCGGCGAGAGGCTGTCGGTCTGGTAGCAGGTGAGGGTCGCCGCA